GCATGTGTCTTCCGATTCCCGCGTGATTGTCTTGAAGGATCAATTACGGCAGTCCGAAGAGATACGCACCCTATTGCGATTGTGGTTGAAACCGTGAGCTTCACGGTGATTGAAGCGGCGCAGCGCTCACCCGAATGGTCCCAGGCCCGTGCCGGTCGGCTCACCGGGTCCAGGGCTGCGGTGATCCTGGCCAAGGGTCGGCAAAAGGACACCGAGTCAACGCAGCGCCGCGACTACCGGTTGCAATTGGTTGCGGAGCGCATCACTGGCGTGCCGCAAGAAAACTTTTACTTCAATGCCGATATGCAGCGCGGCGTTGATTTGGAACCGCTGGCATTCGCAGCGTATGAGGCGGCAACCGGCGAAATGGTCAGGCACACCGGTTTCCTATCCTGCGATGACATCATGGCGGGTTGCTCATTGGACGGGGATATCAACGGGTTCTCAGGGATCATCGAGTTGAAGTGCCCGAAGCTCGCCACGCACTTGGGGTATCTCGGTAACCCCGCATCCTTGCCGCAAGAGTATGCCGCGCAAGTCGCGCATAACTTGTGGATATCGGGCGCAGCGTTCTGCGATTTGATTTCCTTCGATGACCGCTTACCAAAGCATAAACAAATGCTTCGCGTGCGCATCGAGCGATACAACGCGGGGGTTGGCGAGTATGAAACCGCCGCCATGAAATTTCTGTCCGAAGTCGATGCGGCTTACAACACCATCATGGGGGTAGCAGCGTGAAAAAAGAGTATGACAATGAAATGCGCGGATGCCTGTTTAAGAACGATAAGAAAGGCAACCCCAAAGCCCCCGATGTCACGGGCCCTGCGCGCATCAAGGGCATTGACTACCGCGTGGCGGGTTGGATTGATAAAACGGGCGACTGGCGTTGCCCGTTGCAGTTCGAAGAGGTAAAGCCCACCAAGGTGCCAATCCCGCCGCCGAAGGTTGCGGACTTCGATGATGAAATACCCTTCTAAAAAAAAATGAGACATCCATGGCAGACCCTAAAATCATTCAGTTCCCGAATGCGGCGAAGATATACGGTGGTGATCGCAACATTGTTGCCGAGGTGATGACCATCCGTCCCAGTGATGCCACCGAATGGCTGCGCTGCAACCGCAACAACCGCCCGGTGCGCAAGACCCATGTAGCCTTCTTGGCGCAAGAGATTCTTGATGGCAATTGGCAAGTGAATGGCCAAGCCATCGTCATTGCCGAGGATGAGCAAATCTTGGACGGGCAACACCGACTCTTCGCCATCGTTGAGGCGGGCAAGAGCATCAAGTCACTGGTGGTGTACGGCATCACCCCGGATGCATTTAAGACCATCGACACGGGTGCGGTGCGAACCGGGGCGGATGCCTTGTTCCTGTACTTCCCGCAGGTACAGCACTACATCATCAAAGCGTGTGCTACAGCAGCACAATGGTGTGCGCGCTTGGATAAAAAAGCGATTAGCCACGGGCGGCTATCGAACACCGCAGTGATTGAATACGTGAAAGAGCATCTATCGATGTTGCAGTGTGCGGAAACCCTACAGGGCTACCCGCATGAGTCGCGGCCCCTGTCATTGGGGTGCGGCGTTGCGCTGTATGAAATGTTTCAACGCAAAAACCAGGACGAAGCCACCCGCTTTATGCGGCGGCTCTTTACCGGGGAAGACATCATACGGTCGGACCCCGAATACATCCTACGTGCCGCATTCATCCGCGATGCCGCGCAAGTGGCCAAGTACCCGCTGGCCATCCGCATGCGGATGGTCATCAAGGGGTGGAATTGGTCACGGCGCAAGCAAGAGGCACCCGCGACCCGCAACACCGTGACGGTCCAGCCGACTGATGACCAAAAAATAGTGATCTACTGAGGTGGATACCATGACTGAAATTGAAAGGCTCACGCAAGCCGAGCTTGATGATAATTGCGTGGACTTAAAAAAGGTCTGCCACCTATTCGGCATGGGGTTTGGCGCGGCTCAGAATGCCGTGTACCGCGACCGGTTCCCAGTGCCCACCATGCGGCGCGGGCGCTTTCGCGTGATCAACAAAAAGGTCCTGGCCGACTACCTGCGCAAAAAGGACGAAGAGGCTTGGATAGAATGGAAGACGATGAACGGCGGATAAAAAAAGGGGCCTTGCGGCCCCTTTCTTTTTTACGCAACGCTGCGCAGCCTTGGCGGCTCATGCCGTGCCGGGGCATGTCCGGTGAACATCGGGCCCTTGTGAAGGTCCTCACCCTTGACGTGGGTATAGCGCGCCAGATGCTTCCAGTTCTTATGGCCGGACACCAGCGCCACTTGCTGGATGGCGTAGCCCGCTTCGAAGAGCCGTGAGATTGCTTCGTGCCGCAAGTCATGAAAGTGAAGGTCTTTGATGCCAGCCGCCTCAACGGTGTGCCCGAAGAGCGCCGACACGTAGCCCGACACATACGGGAAAATCTTTTTCTTATCGCGGGTCGGTTGACGGTCGATGATGTTGAGCGCGTTGAACAAGAGCGGCAAGTGAGTATGCTTTTTCATCTTGTTCTTGGGGTCCTTGCGATTGAACACCCAAATCATCTTGGTGAGCGGGTTCAAATCCTTCCATTCGAGATTGCAAATTTCCGACAGGCGCAACCCCGTGCAAAGCGCGAAGTCGATCATGTCGCCCAAGGGCACGTGGGTCGGACGAACCGCAGCCTTCAACGTTTCCAATTCCCCCGGCAGTAAGCGCCGGTTGCGCTCATTGGCTTCGCCAACCAAATTGATATCGCTGCGCTTCAAGATGGCCTTGGCGGCATGGTAGCCGTCCCAATCGAACTTTATTTTAAGCATCGACTGTGCGTAGCGCAGCGCCGTGCAAAGAAAGGTGATGTAGCGCTGCGCGGTGCCGGGGGACACTTCCCACCCTTGCACCGTGGCCAGCCACCACGCCTCATCCATCGACGCCAATTCGGTGTTGGCGAATTCCCGAATCATCCGGGTGTAATGCGATTCGGTGGGCTTGACCACGTAGCCCTTTTTCAACGTGATGTCGATGTAGTGTTCCAAGTACTTCTCAACGATTTCACCCACCGTCATGTTGGCCGACACTTTCACGCGGTTGCGGAACTGCGTTTCCTTGTCCGCCGCCCATGCCTTCGCCTCTTTCATGGTCGGGAAAGTTTCTGATGCCTTGTTGCCGCGAATGTTTACTTTCGCTTGCACACTGTTAGCTCTCTTTACAAACGTTGCCATGTCTTTTCTCCGTTGCTCAATCTCGTTTATTGTCCCAAAAATCTTGGGATACTTTTGGGATAATTCGTTTTGCTGGTTTTATTGAAACCCATGGATTTAAGTGGTTTCAGATTGATCACGATTTAACCAGATTGAACGAAAACCCCAAGAAAACATGATCGCTTATCCTGGCCGTGGCTGCAACGTGGTTTTTGGGGCTTTAGAATCAGCAACTTACGGAGCCGTGGGATAGGGTTGGGAGTCTCTGACTCCCATTTGGCTCAATCTAGCTCCATCTAATTACATCGCTTGGGGCCCCTCCTTAAGGTCCCTGTTTCAATTATATCGGTGTCGGGGGTAAACTCTTCTTGACTCGCAACCAAAGGAGCTAGACCAATCGATGGGCGCATCCCGCGCCTTGCCAAGGAGTAGCAGTGAAGTGTCCAACAATGAACTGCCCGAATGTTCTTACGGGCAACGCACGTCGAAAGTTTTGTTCAAACTGCCGTCAGTCGATGGCGTACCACTCAAAGAAACGTCCAGCCGAAATACTGGATTACACCAAGCGTTTAGGTAAGTACTTATTCCGTGCCGAGCATATTGAAGAGCGGCGCGAAGACATCACCCAATTAGCATCATACCGCCGCGAAAAGAGGATCAAGAGAAATGGCCGAAGGTAACGTAGCAAGTGAGATAGCCGCCCCGGAACCGACAGTACAACTTAAGCGCACCGATTCTAAGGGTCGGCGGATAGTGCCGCGCCGCGAGTTCGATGAGGCGTTTAAACGTGCCGCAGTCGCGAGGGCTAAGAAATGGAAAGGGCAAATGGTGGTGCTAGCCAGGGAAATGGACCTACACCCCACCATGCTGCGACGGTGGATGAATGGCGATTTAGGCGAGAAGGCCAAAGCCAAGCCCACCAAGGTAGCTGGCGTCACCAAGACACCGGGCGGCTTGACCGTTTATTCCGATGTCTTCAAACGCAAAGCGGTTGAGCGGTGGAACAAGGGCAAGGAAACGCTTGATATCATCTGCAAGGATTTGAAAATATCCACCAGCATGCTTTCGGCGTGGCGTCGCAAGCTATCGCCGGAGACCGCCAAGAAAGCGCAGCGCCGTTCGCATCACGCCAAGCACGCGGTATCGCCCACAGCAAAAATAGGAGTGAGCAAGTTCAGCCGCGAGGAAAAGCTAGCGGTGCTGGCAAGGGTTGCGGCGGGTGAGCGGATTACTGATATCGGTGCGGAAATTGGAGTCACACCGAGTGGCATCGACTATTGGCGGCGGACTTTGGGCGGGAAGATACCGAGGGCCTATATAAAACGCGCCGAAGGCACCAAAGCGGTGGCGAATGCTCTAGGGGTGCCCTTCGATGCGACGGGCGGCAAAGTCATCCCTATACCCGTTACCGTGCGCGACGCCATTTCATTCTTGAGGCACGCGAAGGATGAATGTACAGGGATGCTACAAAGGGGAGTTATAAAGGAGTTCGATCAGGCGCACTTGCTAGCAATGATGGCGCTGAATAGTTTGACCAAATGATCAGAGTTATTCGAAAAGGAGTTCCAATGCTTATTTTGACAAGGCGGGTAAGTGAATCGTTGAAGATTGGGGACCACATCACCGTGACGGTGCTAGGGGTCAAGGGCAACCAAGTGCGGCTAGGGGTGAACGCGCCCAAGGATGTCGAGGTTCATCGGGAAGAGATTTACGCGAAGATTCATCCCGACAAGGCGCAGAGCATCGGCAATCGCTAGATTTGGTAACTGCCACCAAAAACCAATTGCCCGCTAGCTTGCAATGCGGAGCCTTGAAGGTTGTTGCTGCTAGTGGTGGTCATGTTGAATGTAAGAGCCGTGGTCAAGCCAGCCTGTAGCAACATTAGAAACGTGGTGCCGGTCAAGTTAAGACCGGCCCACCACACGCTGATGGGAACAAATTGCATGGCAATGTTGGGCGCAATCGGCAAGCCAGTAACGGTCACGTTACCGCTTGGTGCGGCGATTGCGCTCCAATTTATTTTGGCGACGAAGGTCACCACATTACCAACCACGCTGTAATTTGCGTATTGCACAGTTTGAGTGACTGAACCTCCCCCTTGAAACGCGAGCGCGGGGGTGAAGGTCTTGGTAACGATTGATTGCCCCACCCCATTGATTTGGTCCACCGTCCAAATCGGATTGCCAGCCGAATCCTGTAGAACGAACTTGTAGATGAGCGCGGGGTTAATCCATACATTCGCTTCGCCACGCGAATTCAATATCACGGGGTTGGTGTTTTGCGTGGTTTGGGTCGAATCGATCCATGTCGCTTGTGGCGTGGTGGTGCCTGCGATATAGGTAAATAGCTGGCCACCCACCAGCGCCGTGCCATCGTTCGCGACACCACGGAAGATTGGCGACGGGGCTAGTACTACGCTCATACGGTGTACCTAAAGACAACGACACCGGGCAAGCCAGCGGTGCCCGGTGGGGATGGGGTTGCATTGGCACCGACACCACCGGAATTGCCGCCGCCATTGATGCCAGGGACACCCAAGCCGCCGCCGCCGCCGAATGGACCCGCGCCACTGCCGCCCGTGTTGCCGGTGGTGTTGCTCACATTGCCACCGGTTGCCGTGCCGCCAGGGCCACCAGGACCACCGGCAAAGTTCGATGCCGGTTGAGTGCCCACGATGCCGCCCAAGCAATTCATGCCGGTGATAGTGAACGTGCCGCTGGTAGCAGATGAGGTGCCCGCCGCCGTGCCGGGTGCCGCGTTATAGGCTCCCAATGCGCCCACAACGAATGCCATGGTTTGCCCGCCATGACCGGTCACTGAATAGTTCGAGAGCGCGTAGCCGCCACTCCCGCCGCCGCCACCACCTTGCGCAGAGAAACCGGAAGTGGCCCCGCCCGCACTTGCGCCCCATACCTCAATGGTCACGTTGTTGTAACCGGTGGGGATAGTTTCGGTGAAGCTCCCCGCCGTGGTGTAGGTGTGCGTGATGGCGTTCGATACGCTACCGGTACTCACCAACTGCAATTGCAGAAAACTGCCAGCGCGCAGAATCGTGTTTCCACCAGATGCAGTGTTCTGCGCCCACGAAATGCCGAAGGTGCCTGCGGTGCCGACTAGTAGTGATCCCGTCCACGAGACCGCATTGCTATTGGGGCCAGTAGAGACCGTTGCGTGTCCCGCCGCCGATGAATAAATATTTACATTGGTGGGACCGTAAGCAGCGGCATTGACCAAGCCGAAACCAAGCGAAGGAGCCACCCCCCGCGAATCGACCACGGTGCCACCATTGCCCCATTTAAATCCTGACCCCGCGACACTCGAATCAAATACCAAATAGATGTTGAAAATGTATCGGCCAATCGCGAGAACTGGCGTGATCAAGTCAGGATCAGCGGTTAACGTCGCGGTGCTAAGTGTCGTATCTGCCGGTTTGATCTTACTGGGATTGGTTGAGCCCCCACCGATAGCAGTCTGGTAGAAGTTCACCTTCCACGTGCCGCTCCCAAGGTACTGCGCCAAGAGCGCATCCCCCGCTTGGGTTTGGATGTTGGCTGCGCCCGGTAGGATCAGTGAATTAGAATTGGTCAGTAGCAGCGATGCCGAAAAGCGCACGTGAAAGATCGGCGCGGCTATGTTGGCCGAAGTGCCGAAACTAGTAATGGTGTTGGTGCCGGTGATGAGGACGACATGCTGTAGCGCGGTGCCGAGGTCCGTGGTCGCGGCGGAAGCAATCGATGACTCTTGGCCGAAGGTGCCGATAGTCACGCCACTGAAAGAACCAATCGAGATGAGTTGAAACGAACCGTTGTAATACATCACTTGCGTTGTTTGGCCAGCCTGAATTTGGCCAGCACCCAGAGCGCTACCGTTGATGTTGACGATAGGGATGGGCCCAAGCCCGTTTACATTGAGAGTAACGGGCTGCGGTATCGCAGTGTTGGTAGTACTAGGGATGAAATAAATCACCTCACCATTGGTGTAGGAGGTGAATGGCGTATTGAAGTTCAGGATGTACGCGTTGTTCGAACCCGTATCCACCCCACCGAAAAGGGTGAGCAATTGGCTGTTGAAAATCTGATCAACGGTCCATATCGGATTGCCGCTTGAATCTTGCAAGATGAACTTGTAGCCGACATTCGGTAGCAACCAAACTTGCGCTTCGCCGCGAGAGTTCAGGATTATCGGATTGGTGTTCGGTGTGCCTGCGGTCGAATCGGTGTAGGTGGCTATCGGGGTGGTGGTGCCTGCGGCGTAAGTGAATAGCTGGCCACCAACTAAAGGCGCGCCGCTATTGTCCCAACTGCGAAATTGAGCATTGGGCGCGAGGAAAGCAGCGGTCATGATGTTACGGTGGTGTACCCATCGGGTTTGTCTGTGGTGTTGCCTTGGTGCGAATTCCCGCCCCTGGTTTCAATGATTCTTTGCGCCAATTGTCTTCCATGTAATCGGTAACGGCTTCCCTTGCGCCACTGCCGACTTTCAACTTACCGGTGAAGGAATTGACCCCCGTCTCAAGGAGCCTACCCACGGGCTTGCCTACTTTCTGAACGATGCCCGCGACGATGCCGGTCCCGGAGTTGTTGTACTTGTAGCCCTTCGGCTGGAACATCGCATCGTCAGCGACATTCCCTAAGTCCGTCATTCGTTCCATCGAATCGCGACCAATCATGTAGGGTAAATTCGGCATGTCACGCACTGCGCGGTTAAACCCCGTGTTGGAAAAATTACCCTTGTCGCTATACGGGTCGATGCCCGCTTTCGTTTTCAAGCGATTGAATGCAGCGTTCGCAATGGTCGCCTTTGCGCTAGGACTACTGGCAAGATTCTTTTGCATCTCTACCAAGCTCGCCCGGTCACCGTTGATGACATGCTTGTCGATAAAATCATCGGCTTCCGTGGATAGCTGGCCAACCGGTTTCCGGTCATTGACCGCAACGTCATAGGCCGGGTCCGCTTTCATCTTGTCGTAACGCAATTTGGTCGCGGCACGGGCTTGCGAATTCAACTCAGCTAGCTTCGGGTCCAGGCCTTTGAATTGATAGTTTTCAACCGCATCGCGAGCGGCACTGATGGCAAGGCCCGCATTGGTGTTGCCGCTGCGTTCAGCGGTGCGCTGCGCCGCCGCTAGATTGGTCTTGAGATTATCCCACCGCTCAACCGTGAATGGTTCACCGTTGTCGATGTCGGCAATGTCGCCCGCCACATCACTCGGCAAGTATCGAGTCTTGCCGGTAGCCTTCAAATTGGCCGCGACATTGGTGGTGAAGTCGCCCGGTTCAATCGGCAGTGCGCCGCCCGCCGCATCTTGGAATGCCTTCCACTTGGCCCGCGCATCCGCCTTCAAAGGCGCGTCAACGGTTTTGTACTCATCGATGAGGGATTGGCCAGCGGTGACGGGATCAGCGCCACCGGCCTGTCCACCGGTTACCTTCGTTTGCTCATCGGTGATGCCTTTGATGAGCGCTTTATTGGTATCTGATCGACGGGTAGAAAAGTCGGTATGGTTCGAATGCTCTTCGTTGAATAGTTGCGCCTCATCCTGCGTCGCTTGGCCCTTGGTCAATTGCACACCAAACTTATCGGCGCGCATCTGCCGGGTCATCGCTTCGTGATCCAATGTATCGCCAGAATTGATGGCGTCTTTTATTTCCGCTTGCAGCGGCGGGCTGGCATCCCCAATGCGTGGCGCGGTCTTCGCGGCACCCATTGACCCACTTGCATAGGTGGTATCTAGTGCGGCCTGCGGCGGCACTATCGGGGGTTCGGGCTTGGGGGCTTCCGCTATTTTTCTGCCGCCAATGAATGCCGGGGCTTGCTGGTATAGCTCCTTGATGCCGCCTTGCAGCCCGGAGATGGCCGGTTCCGGCACCCCTAAAGCCCTGGCCCCTTTGCCATACAAATCCGCCACCGGTTCAGCGACAGCACCCAAGGCCCGACCGGGAAGGCCTAGGACCTTGTTGATGGCCGCGCCCGCAATGGTGCGGGGCTGGTAGGTGTTGCGCTCTTGGATGTCACGCTTAAGGCCTTCGGCATCGGAATCTAGATTGCCGGTAAGCGCATCCTTAGCCGTGAGGGCAAGACCCGCGAGGTTCCCGGCAGTGTAGGAAGCCAATCCAGTCACCCCGGACATGAGGGCTTCCGCACCACCCGCGACGGGGTTCAGCGTATTGTCCCGAAGTATCGGGGTCATATGCTCATCCCACCACGAGACATCCGCCGCAGGCTTACTCGATGCCGCAGGCTTAATCGTGATGCCCTTCGAGCGCTTCACCAAATCATCGTTCGAGTCATCGTCCACGGTCGGCTTGGCCAAAGCCGCCCGTTGCGATAGCTCATCGTTCATATCATCTTCGCTGGCGCTCATTGTGGCGGGATAATTCCCTGAGATAGCAACTTCAAGTTATGCCGCTTGTTCACCAAATCCTTGGCGGCTTCCGGGGTCATCGCTGCGGCTGCGGCGGATGCTTCCTTGGCCGAATCGGGATCAGACTTGCCGCGATCCTTGGCGTTTTTGTACAGGTACACACGCGGGTCAAAGTTACGCGTCCATGCGTTTTTGAATTCGATCACGCGGCTTTGGTCCTGATTGGCTCCCGTGCCGATGAGCTTATCGAGACCATTGCGAAAATCATGCGCGCCTTCATTCAGCGCTTGCGAGAGCTTCACCTTGGTTTGCAAGGCCTTCGGTTCATAGGATGTCTTGCCCGTCGCGCCCGCCGCCGTCGCCAAGCCCGCATTCGTTTCAGGCAAGTTCATACTGCCGCGTGCAAGGCCTATCTGCCGGTCAAGCATGGCGTCGATAGTCTGGTAGTCAGAAACCGCATTGCCACCGAATGGGCCAGCGACCGCGCCTAAAGCATCGTGCCACTTTTGTGTGCCGGGACCGGTGTCCGTAGTCTTGGACAAATCAAGTAGCTGATTGTTGATGTGTCGATTCAGCGAATAGTCTTGGTCAGCCGCGTGCGCGCCGCTGATCGTGTCGTTGACTTCCTTTTGCTGCGGAACCGGTTGCTGAAACTGAATTCCCTTAGGCGGCGCAATACGTGTCGGTGGCTTGGCCGGTGGTGCGCCGGGAGTCGCGCCAGCGCCGCTAGTCGGTGGCGCAGCGGCGGGCGGCTGTTGCCCTGGTGCCTGTTGCTCATGCTGATAATCTGCGAGCGGTGTCAGTCTGCCAGTGCCGACTTCCAAGACAAATTGCCGATTGTCTCTATCCGTGACTATCCTTCGTTCGGGCGGGATGCCTTCTTGTACTTCCGTGCCCACTTGCGCGCCCGGTTGCCCTGGCAATGCCGTGGTGGAACTTTCAACAAAGTGGCTTCTATTGTCCGGCCCCATGACTTTCGTAGTGGGCGGGTTCTGCAAATTGATTTGGTTCAAGGTATCGACACCTTGATACTGCATATTTTGCAGATGCTTGCCGAGCGTGCCCTTTAGATTCGGGCTATTTTGCATGGCGTTCAAGCCATTCTCAGCATTCTTAAGCCACGGGCCCGCAGTGTCGCCCAATTGATCGGGGCTACCCAACATTTCTAATTCCGCTTTGACCTTGGTGTAACCATCATCATTGCCCGCTTGCACATCGGCGTCACGCGCCAGCGTGCCAAGCCGCTGCGTCAGAAAGCTCACCTTGTTGGAACCCAAATTGAACAAGTCAGCGTTGTTCTTTATTTGCCCATTGGTGATGGCGTTTAGTTGCTGATCGATGAGCGGCTTTGCAGCACCGGCATTTTGGTAGGCCGACATTTGATGAACGCTATCAATGCTCAACATGTGGTTTGAGCCCTGGTGTTCATCGGGGCGAAAGTCGTTAAAGAAATTCTGATAGTTCTGTAGGTTCGTGGTCTCTATCTGTTTCTGTTGCAATTCTTGTCCCTGAATTTGCAACGCCTGTTTCTTTTGCTGCAAGCCCAACACATTGTTGAGCGTACCGAATACATCACCGGTATTGAGTTGCTGCGAAACGGGTGTGAAGTCAGCCATCAATGCAACCCTACTAAGCCGCCGCTACTGTCGCGAATCGGTTGGATGTTGGTCGTATCAAAGAAATTCGAGTTCAGTGCTGAATAGGAGTTTGGCGTAGTGGTGGGCGGGGGTGGCGTGGTGTTGTTCATCGAGTTCCACGCGGTAGCCCCTATCGCCCCCTGGCCCAGAGCATTGGTAATGCCCATGGTGCCGCCAGCCTGCGCTTGACCCTGCGCTATCGCCGCTTGCGCCGCAGTCCCCGCGAGTTGCGTGTTCTGCGCGCCGACTCCCGCCGCCGCGTTTTGCCCGGTGGTTACCATCGAGTTTAAGCGGTTGAACGTATTCGTTTGCTGCGTCTGATATTGATTGAACGCGTTGTTGAAAGAGTTGTTGGCAAGGCCTGAGTTGAAGGACATCAAGTCCTTCAGCGCCGAGCCCGACAGCGCGCCCGAGGTGCCCGCATCCTGATTGAGTACCCCTTGGCCACCTTGTTGCCTAGTGAACTGGTAGGCGGGGGACATCTGTTGAAACATATCCGTGGTGAAAGGCGCATTCAATGAGCCGTAGCCACCCGCGCCGCCGCCGCCTTGGTTGTTGTTGGGCCCCATGCCTTCGAGGTATTGAAGCTGCGAGAGCGCGCCTTGGCCAGCCGTGTTGTACGGCTGTTGCAACGACATGTTTTGCTGTTGCTGTTGCTGCGCAATGTTCTGCGCGTTGCGCGCCGCTTTGGCTTGTTGGCCGGAAGCAATACTTGAACCAACCGCGCCGACTACAGCGGAGCCAGCAATAGCCGTTGCAACGCCAGTCATAGCAATAACCTCGTTTCTACCATCTCACCCAAGTGAATGAGTTCACCAAGGGGTTCGAAAATATCGTTCTCAAGAAAATCGATATCGCGGCACTCATCGGGATTCGGGTGGCGCGTGATGCCCACTACTTCAGTCACAGTGAAAAGAACCATGTGATATCCAGGAGTGGTATGCATCGCAAAAGGCGCGTCCAGATAGCGCTTACCTTCCGGTGAAATGTGGATGAGAGACCCCGATACCAATTCGCACTCATGTCCATAGGTATGGGCGCGTCCCAGAAATAGCGTTTGTGCCGGGATCACCATTCGCCTGATATAAACCCCGTTCTCGAATGTGTGTGAAACAGGGCACTCGGTTTGGTCGAGCTTTAGGAATTGCACCGTGAGGTATGCAATTTTCTCTTTCCATTCGAGTGAGCCGGGTAGCGCATCCCAATTGGGAATGGTTTGGATTTCTTTCATGTTGGTACAAAGGTCATCACCGGTTTGCCTGAGAAGGTCACGCGGATGGTGTCGCCCAATGACACGGGATAAGTGCCGTTCGTTTGTCCGGTGTTGATGTTGGTGCCAGAGCGATTGAACTGGACCAAGCTCACCGTGCCGCCCGATATCATCACGAACCCTTGCGAGGGGGCGACGAATGAAAAGGGTGAATTGGTAACCGTGATCGGACTTTCATTCGCTGGCGGCTCACCGCTATCCGCCGCTTGGAAATATCGATACCAAACCGAATCGTTTTTATAGCCAGGAGTGATGGCCTGCGAAAACGTAGGCACCACTCGAAACGATGAGGGCATTACGCTGCTTCCGCGAAGAGTGTTGCGCCAATGATGTCGCGCTGTACGGGGTCAGAGAATGAGGCTTCCCATACCCGATCACGCGCATGGCCCAGTAGCCGAAAGATGGCGCGGTTACGCGTGCGGCCTACCTTGCCGATGGTGGACCAATGTTCGGTGGACCACGTAAAGCCACCATCATCGGACCACCTAAGCATCATTTGCGGGTCCGACCCCTGGCCGGTTTGCAGTCCGACACCGGGGGTAAACTCGATTTGTAGCTGCGAACAAAACACGCGTTCGCGGCTGGATTTCTGCCATACGTGCGGGGTGCGGCGGATGCATACCAGCGGCGCACCGGCATCGCTATAAAGGCTGCGCGACATTTGGTGTACTTGACCCGTCTGATAATCGCCGACTAGGCGCACATCGCCGAAGTCCATAAAGCAATTCGAGCGATGCCGGTGGAACTGGCCGGTGGTCGGCGTATAGCTCGCCCGCTGGTGCCATACCCCCGCAGTCATATCGAAACACCACGTCACATCCGCAGTCGGGAAAGTGAGCATGTAGAACAAGTGCCCATCTTCCTCATAGCCGTAGCCAATGGCGTCACTGACCACGGGGTAAGTCGCAATCGCATGTTCCACCGCATGCGTTGAGATACGCGTGAACGTGTACTGATTGGTCATTACTACGATGTTCTGGCCTTGCTCATTGCGGCCAAGCCATAGCAACGTGGCACCGCTGCGCGTAATAGAGTGAACCGCCGCGCAACCAATTTGTGGGCCCACGCCAGGGATGCGCTGGAAAGCAAAGTTCGCACCACCCGCGTTGAACCAAACTTCCGAGGTACGTTCTCCGACTAGCCAGAGTTCTCTATTGTTCTCAAATAGTGTTATGAGATTGTCGGTTGAAGAGTCTTTCAGTGCGAAGAACGACCCCGGAAACAGAATCGAATACGGCACGGGGCCCGTGGTGTAGAAGGTCCGCGTCTGCGGGTCGTTGAATATCAACCACCCTTCGATAAACGCGATACGGTCAGCACCCAGAAAACCGGGGTCCGTGATTTGCCCGAAAGGCGCAATCGTCAGCGTGATCGTATCGCCCGTGATTGTGTTGGTTGCGTTCTGCGACATCGTTGCGGTGAGAGAAACAGTATTCACCGCAGTGAACACCGTACCTGCGGGGATTGCGCTTCCCGAATCCGTCAGCACTGCCGAGGGAGAAACAATCAACCCCGTGGGCAAGCCGCCGCTGAATACCAATTGATTACTGCCGGTTGAAACGTTTGCGGTGAACACCACCGTTTGCGGTGTGCCCGACAGCAAGTAGTAATAGCCGAATTGTCCGTCAACGATGACCGCGTAGCCGCCGAAACCGTTTTGCAAAACTCCGTTGTCGCGGATGCATACCGGCCCGTTGTTAGTCAGCAACGTGCCTACCTGCGCTACCGCGTATTGCGGTATTGATGTCTGCGTCGCAGGCACGGTGATGGTCATCAAGTAAACGCGGTTACTCACCACCACCAAGGCTTGTTGCGATCCTGGTAGCACCCACATCCCGCGCACTTGGCCGGTGATGGTGCTGGCCACGGGGTTCAAGCCAGGACAGCCGAGCAATGCCAATTGCTCCTTGGCAGTCGGCATCGGGTCCACTTCCACGTACCAATTGATGAGGCGTTGCGCGTCCTGCAAAGTCACTGGCGCTTCGTAGGAGCCGCCTACGAATCCGAAGTCTTGCCCCGCGTACATTAATAAAAACCACCGTGCATGATCCAGCCCGCGTCATTGGTTTGAGACCGGACAATCGCAGTATCAAAGCGCAGCGCCACCACCGGGGTATCGTTCGTCGCCTTGATCAACTCCTTGGCTTCCTTCGCTTGCGTGATCAACTGCGGTGATGGTGTCTTGCCGTAGGTCGGCGCAAGCTCAAGCGCCAGCAATTTTTTCAAGCCACGCGAGTAGCCTTGCGGCAATGAATAATTGGTTCCCGTGGTCGGGTAATTCGTGATGATCAAGTCCGAAAAAATGTGACCGGTATAGGAAGCCGATGGCGCGGGGTAGACGTACAGCGTTCCATAGGGAAAGGTCGGCTGATAGCTCGCGACAATCGGCCATGGCCCTTGAATGTTTTTAAGTAGCTCTTCCTTGTACCGGTCGAATGACACCAACTCGAATGCATAGTCCAGGTTCGAATTACCTGATGTGGTGGCCCTCGTAAAGCCACTGCGGAAACGCAAAGGACGCACCATCGGGATGTTGCCGGGGACGGTGTAGCTGATCGAGTCGGGGTTGATCGAGGGGGTAGCGGTCGCGGGGCCCGATAGGATGATGGTGGTTGGGGTGGTCGATACCACGGTAATGGGGATCGGCGCGAGCTTGGTGCCCCCGGTCAACACGTTGCCCTGATCGGTGAGTACTGCGCCAAAGCCTAGATCAGTGGGAAACGGCGCAATGCCGGTCACCACATTACTGCCACCGGTCACTGTGCCTAAGAACGTGCCGCCAGTCGGCTGGCCTACCGTGTACTGATACTGTCCCGCTATCCAAGGGAAAATGGTTTCCACTTGCGTGTACATGAAACACTCATCATTCGCGAGGCTTTCAAGCAAGTCATTGAGCGCATCAAGCCCGACTTTGGCATCCGCAGGGCTTACCGTTTCACCGGGCGAATAGCTATTGATGTTGAGCAACGCGCCTTGAATGATGTCTAGCGCTGTAGCCATTTAGACCGTCCCATCGTATGAGTAGGCAACAAGGTGCCCGTGACGAATTACTGTGAGCGTGACTTGTTCGAGCGGCGGAACAACGACACCCGCCGCAGGGAACTGCGACCAAACGTAGCCCGCAGGGTTATTCAAAACTCTGATTGATAGTGGCTGCGCTGGCACCAAGTCATTGGCCAGCAATATTTGCGTGGCCTGATACCAGGACAAACCAGTCAACGTGAACATTGGCAGTGGGTAGAAGTTCTGCGGTAGCGCGCCGTCCGCCGTCCACATTCCGACAGCCGGAAACGCCAATGTCTGTTTACCGTCCGCCGTGATGTACGCGTTATCGGCAGACCACTGCGGCAACATTTACGCTTGCATCACGCCAAAGTTTTTCAGGATCGCAATGATTGTGGCAATAGCTTGCGAGCATTGCACTAGGGTTGCTGATGCGCCGGGAAAGCTTGCGATAACGCCGGTCCCAGTCGGCGTGCCCCATCCTGCGGAACCCGCATATGGCGTTTGGCCATTCATTGCCATCGCGCCATTGACTGTTGTTCCTCCCGCCGCTGGCATCGTGATGGCAACAACGTTATTGCCGCTTCGGATATTGGTTACGGCACCCGCGACAGCGGAGCCCATGTTGAAGGTGGCCGTGGTTTGATCCCAAAACACTTGCCCCCTAATCGACGCATTATTCATAAACAACTGAGTACAAAATCTGCCGCCAGAATCCGTGTCCAAATGCAGCACGTCAGTGACGCCATTGCTGCTTATCGTCATCGGCGTATTGGTGGCGTTCGATGGTATTACCCAACCACCACTAGAAAGGATTTGACCCGCGTAGGTGTTGTTAACGCCAAACACCAGCGGAAAGCTGCCAAGATTGCGCAACACTGATTGCGCCCCGGTGGGACCATTCGCGATAACTGGTGTAGTGGTTGCCGCGTTTACAGCATACAAGCCCACAACGCTTGCATTGGAAATAACTTGTATGCGGGCTATGTCCCCATTGACGGCGCTTGTATTGTTTACGGTGATGGTCAGGCCACCGGTGATGGCAGTGCCACCAAAGATGCCATTGCCAGCATTATCAAACGTGAGTCGGTTGATATTGTTTGTGAAAATGCCAAAGCCCGTATTGGATACTGAACCAATAAACCCTTGCGCGGCTCCTGCCTGAAACGCGACAGTATTCACGCCAGTGGCATCAAGCCCCTGGATGATTGCTGAATTGCCAGCGGTGGCCTGAGTGGTTAGCACTGCGCCGGAAGTTGGTTGCGCAATGTTCAAGCCACCCGTTGTGGGAATGGTCATGCGCGTGACATTGGTAGTTGATACCCACGTATGCAATCCGGTGCCTTGGTCCTGCCGATAACACGGGCCAACGGTAAGAATGCGTTGAGACGCAGAGCCACCACCACCGATACCGGCACTTGGCCCGGTCACAAAATTAGTCGTACCGGTGTAGCCCGTTGAAGTGTTGTAAAGGACTAATTCTTGACTAACTGTGTCATTGCCAACCTCAAGCAAATTCACTGCCGCAATACCGGCGTTGATGTTGCGAGTAAAAAGGCCTTGCCACTGATTGTTTAAATTTCCAACAATAAACTCTTCAACATTGCCGACCGTCGATATTCCGTTGATGGTGATGGCCGCGCCTACATTGATACCGCCGATAACGGGGCCCGCATTGACGGTAACTGATGAGAACGTAGGTGTGCCGCCGCCGCCAATCAATCCATACAGTTCCGTGAAATTCGCATTCGCTTTGGTCCATGCGGTAAAGCCAGGATCACCCGTGCCGGTGTTGGGTCCCGTGCCGGTGCTGATAACTTGCTGCGACACTAGATGCCTTCACCACGCGTAAAGGACACGGTGCCTGCGCCGGTTGCCGCGAGAATCACACTCGCACCGGTCACCTCACCATTGACACTGACAATCACGCTTGAGTTAGGCGCAACGGGCAAGGAGCTTGCGAGAGTGGCCGCGACCACGGCACCAAAAACGCCAAAATTCACATAGGCCCAAGTCGTGGTTTGATTGGTGATGAGAATTTGAACGAATTGATTGATGCTCATGCCAGGGAATTGGGTAGACGCGGTAGCCGCGACACCAGCGGTGACATTGACGGTAGGAAGTAAGGTGCCGCCCACCCCACCAGCGGAGGGCGAATACAGCGGCGCAAAGCGACGTGTTTCCATGGCAGTGCCTTAAAAGATTGAGGAAGGTAATTGACTCAGGACCGGCAGTACTTCGGGCCGGAAGACTTCAAATAGCGTCGTGATAGCCACCGGGCTGGCGCTACTGGCCGCAAGCGTTGAATTGAACCATTGAACGCTCAAGGTATTCGCGGCTGATACCCAAATGGAAAGGGTAGTCGTGGCGACGGGCTGCGCGGATTGGAAGCATTCGGTGACGATATCGCCGATGGCAAGGCCCGGAATGGTGTAGGTGGATGTGACTGTCGCGCCAGCCGCAAGGCTGACCGGGGGTGTGATGTTGAATTGGATGGCAGTGTCGAATCGACCGTTGCCCGTTTGAAGTGATGCGGATGGCATGGATTACTCCCAAAAAAAAGGGGCGGCAAAAGCCGCCCCGAGGCAGACAATCGGACTTCGGCTTAGGTCGTATCGAAGCCGTAGACAAAGACATCGACGGTGACGCCAGCTACCGCAGCACTTACATTCACGTAAATGCTTTGCGCGCTGTTGATGACGCTACCGCTGGTGACAGTCTGTGCTACGCCAGTGGTTGGCCCGGTCACACCCGCGAGGACACCCGCAGCACGGAACTGCGTTCCGGTAACCGCTGGCCCCGTATTGAGTGTGATATTGCCCGCCGCCGCAGAGCCGCCGACTGCGTTACCTACAATGATGAATTCAACAATGTAGGTGCCACAATTGATGATCGGCATATTCGCCGCATCACCAGTGCCAGCGAGTGACATGGCGCGAGCTTCCGCAATCAGTCGCAAACCATTCGTCAGTGTCGGGTTGGAATTGGTGACAGTGTTGACCGGCACATAAGCCGCCACAGCATTGGCATTGCTGGTGGTCGCCGGTCCTGGATTTACTGAAGGCATAATATTTCTCCTTTATCCGGCGATTCGAATGCCGAGTGAACGATAGAGCGACGCGGGTCCGTACAACACATCACACCGTGTCGGTTCTGCGTCGTTGTTGATGGTGTACTGCGTAACGCAGCGAATGGACATGCCTACATCCTCATCATCGTAAGCACGCACCGCCATCTCAACACCTTGCGGCAATGGCAAATCCGCGAACGCGAGAGCGAACGCATATTTGTGGAACACCAAGCCTTGCGGGCTGGTGGTATTCGCGTTGCTAGTACCACCGTTCACGGTGATGACCGCAGACACACCGGGCGCGGCAGTTACGTTCTGGAATTGTCCGCCAGAGATAACCGCTTCACCGATGGTCAAAGTCAGCAAGCCGCCAGCGGTTGAGGTGTAAACACCGGTCGCCGGATTGAACGTGCCATTGGTGAGAGTCGCCGCACCAAAGGTAAGCCCCGGCACCGCTGCGCCGTTCGGCGGGGTGACAAAGCCACCGGGCGGCAGTATCACGAATTGCTTCAAGATTTTGCCGTACTGGCTGCGGTTCTGCGGATTGACCGGGAAGACACCGGCAATCTGAATCGTATCGCCGACCTTCACCACGCCAGTGCTGGCAGTCCAGCCACCCGTAGCCAAGGTGCCTTGCTGCGCCCACCCGGTGGTGAGTAGCGCGGTGCCCGATGGGGTCGCGGTCACGGTCGGTGCGCCACCTTGCGCGCCCGTGATCATGGTGGGGATGTTCTGATCCTCCCACCAATCGAGCCCCGCGAATTGCCGCGCAACCAAACCCTTTTCTACGTACTCGCCAATCTGCGCTTGCGGATTGAAGAGACCTTTGACCGCATCCGTCGCCGCCGACATGGACACGGGGTCCAGCACGCAATTTTTCTCGCCCTCAGTCGGGCATGCTTCGGATGCGAGATACGCACGCGCATCTGAGAAAATCTTATAGCTTGCCGGGGAGACACCGAATTGGCCCAAGGTGGTCGCGGTGTTCAGGTACGCATACTGCGCGGTGTCCGAATCGATGCGATTCGCCACGGTGGCAATCTGCGGACGCAAGATGCGCTTTTTGAACATGTCCATCGAGAGCGCCAAATCTTGCGTGGTGAATTGCACGTCCACGTGGAATTGGAATATCAGCGGGACCGGGACAAAGGTTTCGTTGCTGTCCTCAACGTTCAGCGGCGGACCGTAGGTGCCGATGTAGCGCGGGGGCCTGCGAATGTTGCAAGTGTTGCCAATTTTTGCGCCGGTCTGCGCGAATTCGTTTGAGTACTGGCGCTCAACTCGATTCGCGATCACCAATTCATTTTCCAAAACCACGAGAGCTTCATTGGTGATATAGCTCATCGTGAGTAGGTTATTAGCCACGTTTTATCTCCTAAAGGTTATTAGGAGCGCTTGCGCTGAACGGCACGTTGCCGCTCAAAGGCCCGAAGCTCTTTGAAACTCATTTTGGCGGGGTCCGTGTTGGTATTGACGGAGCCTTGCGAGTTCAATGGCTTGATGGGCGCGGGTGCGCTCCCGACTACTTTCGCGGCTGCGGCATCGTCCTTTTTGGGGGCGGGCGCGGTGCCTTCGAAAGTCAATTCAAGTTTTCCGATTTCAGCGATGGCTTTGAGCGGATTGAGTGCGTTCAATTTCTCTACGTACTCAGGATGCGTCGCGAGGTAGTAAGACACCTCACCTATGTGGTCGCTTGCGGACAAGTATTGCAGCACCGCGTTATGCGTATGAACGTCAGCCTTTTGCATCACTTCCGTGAAGTCAGGATGTTTCTTGGTGGCTTCCGCCACCCGTTCACGCGCCTTCGCTTCGTTCGCTGCGGTTTCGGCTTTGCGCCGCTCTTCCGCCTGTTTTGTTTCAAAATCCGCTACCGCTTTATTCGCTGAATAGGCGGCTAATTCCTCTGCGTACTCAAACGCCTTGAACTGTCCTTTGTCATCGTAAAAGGTCTTCGGGTCGGGCTTGACCAGTTCAACCTTTTTTTCTTGCGGCGTAACCTTCGCCGCCAAATCATCACGCTCCCGCTGTAATGCGGTGGCGCGCTCTTCGGCAAGGCGGGCGCGGGTGTATTGACCTTCCGCGAACCGCTCAGACTCTTCCGCCGCCTCTTTCGCTTCGCGCATCTCACGATGCTTGCGATTGATTACGGCATTCTTTTTCGCAATGGCGTCGCGGAGCTTTTCACTTTGCTCCATTGCCGCCTTGGTATCATCATCGTCCGCCACATCATCATCGGGCGCTTCGGGTGCCTCTTTTTTAGGCTCTTCCTTCGGCTCTTCCGGTGGTGGCGTTTCCGCCTTCACTTCCGGTGTCTTGGGTTTATCTGCTTTGATTTCCTCAGTCACCTTGCCGGTGGCGATAAAATCATTCAGGCCCGCCGATGTGATTACCTTAGCCATACGATCCTCTGCGCAGTGAAGCGCCTTTGCTTTTTTCGAGCTGGATTTACTTACGTTCTACGTGACAGTCTTGTGTTTCTTGACCGTTCTGAACCGTGGTCACGCACACTTTGTGTAGCCGTTTTCTTTCAACCACCACGCATGACATTGCAAGCATGAGCGTTGCAATAAGAGCGGCTAGGAGCCACTTCATGCGGCCCCATTAGGCTTGGATTCAGCGCGTTCAGCCGCCGCGAGTGTTTCTCTACGGGCGACGGATTCATGCGCGGCTTCCGCGTGAGTGTTCAGGAGTTGCGCGCCAGCCTGAATTTCAGCCACATCGCGTGACGTGACGGCGCGAACATGCGTGTCCTCACGCTTGGTGAGATTCGACAAGACTACTTCGCCCGACTTGGCTTTGATCTTGTCTTCCTCAACCTTCATCCAACCTTGCTCAATTTGAGTCTTGTACTTGATCTCTAATTGCAATTGCTGAATCGTGCCCTGAGCTTGCTGCAACTGTTGTTGCATGGTCGATATGATTTGCTGCGCCTGTTTCGGCAACCCCGGCATGGCTTGTTGCATAGCCGTGGGATTCACTGCCATCAATCTGTCGGCAAGATCACTCGCACCGTTGAAGTCCATACCGCGCACGATGACATCCGCACCCACCTTGACGATTGATTCAGCAAGCGGAGTCTTGAGTAGGTCAATCATCGACTCTGCGCCTTCGAGCCGCTTGGTCTCATACCCTGGCCCCGTGTCCATCACCACGTCATAGCGGCCTACCGATAGATCATTCAGGATCATCGGTATCGCGGGGTTCATCGGGTTCTGTTGCGGCTGATTGATCGGTGCCATGGCGGGCATGCCGTCCTCACCGATAATCCGCTGCATTCGCTGACCCGAGTAGTAGTACGGAATCAACTGCAAGAGAATGCGGCCCGTGTGCGCAATGGCGCGGGTTTGATTGTCGTAATACTGAAAGTGCCCGATATCCGACAGCGCTTGCCGCTGGCGCAACGCCACCCCGGAGATAGCCGCCCCTGGCACGTCCGCACTTGGCTCATGCGGCATACCGGCGACTGCCATCAAGTCTTGCTGCGCACCCTGCGCGGCTTGTACTGCGCCCGCTGGCACGGCGACAGGTTGCTGGCGCTGCGGTGGCGGCAATAACTGGCGGCTACCATCCGGTTGCTCTACAAACGCGGGTTCGTACACCAGCGCCGAATAAGGCTTTTGATTCGCATCCTTCCATTCGGGATGCCCGTCTAGCTGGCCCGCCGCGACAATAAACGGGGCCTTCGGCGCAAGCGCAAGCAACTCGGTTTCCATCGTGCGCCAGTAGTTGTACATGCGCGCCGGGTCCATCAAATCCTCAACCATGCCCTTGCGGCGCACGCGCCCATTCAAATCCAGGACATTGCCCTCACACCGAATGACCGGTATCCACTTATCCGGCAACGGGTCATCATCCTTCGAGCGACGGTCCACGATTTGCGTGCCGTTCAATTTGTACCACTCAACCATCATCCTGGTGGTCGGGCGGCTCACCTTCTTACCCTTGGCCATCAAGTGAGTGACTTGGGCTTGCTGCAATTCCCCCGACAGTTCGTCTATCTGATCCTGAAATAGCGCCATGCCATTGGTCATGCGATAGAGCGTGTCTTGGGTCTTGCGTATGCGGTAGTACTCGGCTAGGCGAATCTCATCCTTCGATTCCCATTCCGAAGTATTGTCGCCATTGCCAGAGCGCTGAAATTCCGCATTGCTCGCGTTCGGGTATTCGCGCTTGTAGTCTTCGCGTTTCATCTTCTCCGTGATGATGACCCACTCAGCATCCTCACCCGCAGGCAAGATCGATGCGGGATCGAAGTACACGGTGAAAGGGTTTCGAATCGGAATGATCTTCAATTCCTGATCGAAACTATCCTGTTCAATAAAATCGGACAGCACCCGCCAGTAACCCCAACCTATCGATACCGCCGACTCACCACCCGTGTCGTATGCGATGCTCGCGTTCGACATGTTCTCGATGTGGCGAATGATGCCGGATATGACATCCGCCTTGCCCACATCCGCCCCATCACCCACGGGGTGGACTTTAATGCGCGGCCTTTGCTGACGCATATTGTTGACCACGCGCCGCACAAAGGTATTTGTATGGTTAATTGTAAGACTTGGGCGCTTGTCGATCTTGCGTTGATTGTAAAGATCATCGGGCCACTGATGGCCGTCACGAAACTCAAGAGCCTTCACCCCGCGTGAGCGATTATCCGTTTCGATCGATTCAGCAATCTTGAAACGCTCTAGGCACTCTTTCACGATGTCCGGGTCAGAGACCGCAGGGACATCGAGCGAGTTCGGCGTTGATGGCACTTAGACCATCCAGCCCAAACGAATGCGCCAATATCTCGGTGAGATGCGCGACCAATACACAGCGATGACCTTTTTGCTAAACGGCATGATGATGCGTACGTAGAATTCATCGACCGTTTCCAAGCGCGCCGTGCCTTGGAAATTGATTGCGATAGGAATCGTTTGCTTGCCGATCATTGCATCCACCCCAACCCGTCATCACGGGCAAAACGGCTGACCACTTCGAACTTAGGCGGCGCGATAGAGCGCGTCTGCGGAGCCGCCGACCGGCGCATCATCATTCCGTAGCGCGTCGCCGACATAAGGTCATCGTTCAATTTCACGATGAGACCTTCCTTGCGGTGATACAAATTAAACTCTTCGAACCAATCCGCGAGGTGTTCAAACACCAGCAAGCGACCGGTTTGCATGCGGTCAAGCATTTCCGTTACGCCAGCTTCCAGCCCGTTCGAACCATCCGGGAAGGTGGCGCGCACGCGAAGCAAGTTCATTCCTTGTTCGCGGTACAGGTTCGCTAGTTGCTCACCCGAGCCCTTGTCATGCTGTAGACCGTCATGCGGCCATGCCCATGGCAACCACCCGCCCCATGATCGGACGGCTGCGGCAAACATGACCGGGGTTTGTTCCCGCGCCCGATACGTCGCGGTCACATACAAAATATCGTTATCTCTATCCCAAGCGAGTCGCGCTCCCGCACTAGGATGGTCATAGCCAAAGTCCAGCCCTGCGATTTGTGGCCAATGGTCAGGGATTGGGAAGGCCTTGACGGTGATGTCATCTTGATTGACTGGGAACACGCGTCCACTCCCGAGTTGTGGAATTCCTTTGGTTCGCGCATCGACTTCCCAAGCCTTGTAACTGCCGATGATCGCGGCGCGCTGTTCAGACGTAAAGTGCGCGGCATCATCGATAGTCATCTGCGTAAAGTGTGTGCCGGGTGCGTGGTCCAGGATGAACCTGCGAACCACCCCGGTGATGCCGAGTAGTGGCGTGAACGTGATATAGGTCATGCCACCCGTGGCATTGGTGCGCGTCAAGCCTTCGGTGTAGATATCTTCCGGGGGCTCTTCGTCAAACCATACGTAATCGAGCGTTTCACCTTGCCACTTTTCGCGGCCCTTTTCGTAGGCCTTGAATTGCAGGGTTGAAATGTCACCACTCGCATGCCGCACGTGAACCGTGTCCAGGGCATCCGCTAACCCACGGCTTGCGGTGTGATCAAGGATGCGATCTTTCGGTATCGCACCGGTTCCAAACTCACCGGGTCTCCCGAGCAAGATGCGCTGCGGATTATCCCGCGTTGATTCGCCCGTGACCCCCGCCGCCCACCCAACTACGGGGCGACGCCAGTGCCGTCCAGGCCAACCACTAGGGTAGTCCCCCGTCAGATGCATGGCCGTTTCCATGCCCGCCGCGAGAGTCTTGCCCAACTGATTCCCGGCCATCAACAATCGTTCCCGATAGTCCAACCCCGCCGCATGGAATTCCATCTGCTTCGGGTAAGGCTGGTAGGAGCCGAGCTTGTTGCGGGACCTTCGTTTCTCCCACTCCTTCTCCAACCGTAATAGAAAGTCGGGATTTAAGGAATTCAATTCCTGCGCAAAGCTCATCGTCTGTGAGGTCTTCCAAGGGGCTAGATTTTTCGAACTGTTTCGGCATGAGCGATGCCACCGTGCGGACGTATCCCATGGGGTCAGACTCCCGCGCATCGCGGATGGCTTGTACGCCATGTGTGTCAAAGTCTTCCGCGAGGGCCCGCCAGAATGAACCCTGCAAGCGGTTGCGCGTGCCCACGGCTTTGCCGCCAGGGTTGCCGCTCTTGCCCTTCGGGAAGTTCTTTAGACCGGGGTGGTGTCCTTTAGCCATGGACTATCGCCACATCGGCTTGACGACATTTGATGCAACGCTTGTCGCCCCACATAAAGGATTGAAACAGGTAGCCGCGAAGCTCCAAGCCACCAAGCTCCACCACATCACCGACTTTCAATTCCATGGGAATGAACACGTTCGACTCCCACGATTTGGTACGCACACCTTTGCGACCGTTGTAATTCAACCGATAGTTACCGGGCCCGATAGCGCGCACGGTGCCGCGCAGCGGGTGACCCATGTACACCACGTTCAAGATATTGGACGGGTGCCAGTCCAGGGGTTCGACAATGATGCCGTCCCCCAATGGACGCAGCCGCGCACTTGCCGGGACACCGGTAATCGTGTCGTTCGATATACGTGCGCCGTCGCTACTTACGCTCACCTTGTTTCCATGCTTCGCCGCGCCCTACCTTCGATGCCATAGCCTTCGATATCTCGAATGAGCGCGAGAGTGAATCAAGCGACTCCCCGGCAAGGCGGCGCTGGCGAATCTCATCGGCCTTGCGGGCATCGAGCTTGGAATTACTTACTTTTTTTTTACCCCGAAATTCAGAATAGGCGACAGCCGCCCGCTGCTTCATTTTCGGGAAAGACTTTTTCGCCTCTTTCGATCCCATGTACTTACCCATGAAATCGTTGAGCGATTCGCCTTTTTGCGGTTCAGGCATTACTTGGGCATCGCATCTTGGTCGATGACCTTGGCCTGATTATCCCCAATGCGAAACTGCATACCGCCAGGGTCATAGGCATTCGCTTTGGTCTTGGCCACCAGTGCCGCCCCTTGGCCCTTCTCATACGGCTCATTGCGGGGCTTGCCGCTCTTGGTGTTGGAGCGCGGATCAAACGCGATCTTGGCCACGGTTACTCCTTGAGGGTGCCGCGCACCTTCGAGTGGTCAGTAACTTCCTTCGGCATCTTGAAGCGGACGCAATGCGAACCACTGCCGCCCACGTGTTCAATTTCCTTGACACTCTCAGAGCCCTTGCCATGCGAGCGGCTTTCACCTTTCGTAGACGCACGATTCTCGTTGTAAGCCATGGTGGCAATCCTTAAGTGGTAAGTGGGGTAGATATGAGTCGGTGTTTTCTGACACCAAACTCATTCTGGCGCGAATGTACTTCTTTCACGGGCGCGCTGTCTAGAGCCGAATTGACATACCAGTCAGCGCGATCC